CTACTTTATCCCCATCAAATACAAGCATCCTTAGCTGAGACCATTATTCACGCGTCTAACAAGCGCATGCCGATGATACCTAGTGAATCCCAACTGTACGAGATACTAAATTTTGTATTTGGCGTACTGCTAGTCTTTGTCTTTATTAACTACCTAGGGGTTTACCTTGGTTTAGCCCTATCAACCGCCGCAATAATAGGTATGGGTGCGTTTGGGTTAGCCTTGATACAGCGTGGTTTCTTAATCGATGTAACGTGGACCATGATTTCTCAGTTTGTTGTGGCATCTGCTACTTTCTACCTTAATTACAAAGAACAATACAAGCTTAGACAACTTATTAAGAAGCAATTTGAACATTACTTAGACCCCCGGCAGGTAAAGAGATTACAGGAAAACCCAGAATTACTTAGATTAGGGGGTGAAAACCGTTACTGTACGTTCCTATTCACGGATGTTCGTGGGTTCACGGCGCTGTCAGAGAGTGTAAGCCCCGAAGAAGTGACGTATATAATGAATAAGGCCCTATCCGCACAGCAAACTGCTGTAGAAAAATTTGGTGGCTGTACAGACAAGTTTATCGGAGACGCTATGATGGCTATATTCGGAGCGCCTTTGGACTTAGACGGGCACGAAGAAAAAGCAATACAATGTGCTAAACAAATACAGATAAACATGGAAGAATTAAATGTTGAGTTTGAAGCAGAAGGATTGCCGCATATAAAAATTGGAATAGGTATAAACACTGGTTTTGCCATTGTGGGTAACATGGGGTCACAACAACGGTTTGATTACACCGCTATTGGCGATGCCGTGAATATCGCGGCTAGGCTAGAGTCCGGTACTAAGGCGGCGGGCGTAGATGTCTTGATAGGAGATAAGACTGCACAAAACGCTTGCAGTAGGTTACAATTATTACCTTCAATAGAAGCTAAAGGTAAATCTGAGAAATTACAGGTTTATACTATACATCATAAGGGCTAACAATGATTACAATTAATGAAGTAACTTACGAAGAATCTGACTTAACGCCAGAGGCTGTAGCTAACGTACAACGTATTACTGAATTGCGCCGAGAGTTAGTAGGGCATCAAATGCGCACTTCCGAGCTTAATGTACTTATATCAGCTTACGCTAACGCCATTCAAGACAGCATTACCGTTGTTGAAGATGAAGAAGTAGAAGAAGCGTAAATCTTTGGTTTTTTAAAAGTGAGATGAAATGCCCCTTACTAAATTGCAGTTTAGACCCGGTGTTAATCGTGAAACCACGTCGTATACGAACGAGGGTGGATGGTTTGATTGCGATAAAATCAGGTTTCGATTTGGAACGCCTGAGAAAATAGGCGGTTGGGCAAAAAAATCTGGGCGATCTTACCTAGGTACCGCACGAGCTTTGCATCCTTTTGTAGCCCTAGACAGTACTCAGTTTTTAGGTGTGGGTACACATCTGAAATACTACGTAGATGAGGGCGGTGGTTTTAACGACATTACGCCTTTACGTGTTTCTACTGCGGCGGGCGGCGTTGTATTCTCCGCGACCAACGGCTCTTCAACCATTACAGCGACTGACTCTAGTCACGGGGCTCTTGCCGGGGACTTTGTAACCTTTAGCGGTGCGGCTACTCTTGGCGGAACCATTACAGCGGCTGTTTTAAATCAAGAATACGAAATTGTTGCTGTTACTAGCGTTAATGCTTATACCTTTATTGCTCGCACGGTCAGCACGGTTGCGGATAACACCGTTGACGGGGTTCTAGTTTACGTTCCGGTTGTAGCTAACGGGTCTGATTCGGGTAATGGTGGCGGAAGCATTATTGGGGCGTATCAAGTTAACATCGGACTAGACACTACGGTGTCCGGAACCGGTTGGGGCGCAGGTACATGGGGCCGTGGTACATGGGGTTCTAGTGCTAGTTTGCTTGTTTCGGGCTCTACTTTACGTATATGGACCCACGATAATTTAGGTGAAGACCTGTTAATTAACGTTCGGGATGCCGGAATATTTTACTGGGACAAAAGTGCGCGGTCCGCGCCTTTCCGACCTGCACAAGCTTTATCCGATTTATCCACGGACCCTACGACGCCAACCATTGCTAAACAAGTCCTTGTATCCGATGTTGACAGACACACGATAGTATTTGGGTGTGATGCTCAGACCTCTATTGGCGTTCAAGACCCCTTGCTAATAAGGTTTTCGGATCAAGGTAACCCGTTGGTTTGGCAGTCTTTGGCTACCAACACTGCCGGTGACTTGAGGTTGGGTTCGGGTTCTGAAATCATTATGGCCGTAGAAACAAAACAACAAATCATGGTGTGGACAGACTCATCGTTACACGCTATGCAGTTTATTGGACCTCCGTTTACCTTTGGTATTACGCAGGTTGCTGAAAACATAACTATCGCTAGTCCATTGTCCGCCGCCGCAGTAGATGACAACATCTATTGGATGGGTGTTGAAGACTTCTATATCTACAGTGGACAGGTTCAAAAGCTACCTTGTAGCGTTCGAGGTTACGTATTTGATGACTTTAATAGTTCTCAAAGTGAGAAAGTATGTGCCGGCGTCAACTCTAGTTTTTCTGAAATATGGTGGTTTTACCCGTCTGCAAGCAGTGCTGAGAACGATAGATATGTTGTGTTTAACTATCAAGAGCAGGTTTGGTATTATGGCGAGCTTAACCGAACCGCTTGGCTAGATCGCGGTATTACGTCTAACCCTGTTGGTGCCAGTACAGATAATTACTTGTACTTACATGAGTCGGGCTTTGATGACGGTAGTACTTCACCTGTATCTGCGGTAACCTCGTACATAGAAAGTAGTCAAATGGATATAGGTGACGGCGATCAATTTGTATTCTTAAAGCGTTTAATTCCCGACATTACCTTTGCAGACTCCACCGCATCGTCTCCCTCGGCTAATTTCACGTTAGAAGCTCGTAACTTTCCGGGAGAGAACTACACTAGCGCAGAGACTAATTCCATAGTAAGAAGCGCCACCGTACCTGTTGAGCAGTTTACTAACGTTGTAAACTTGAGATTACGGGGTAGATCGTTTGCGTTAAAGGTCGAGTCTGTAAATACAGGTGTTGGTTGGAGATTGGGTTCTCCTAGAGTAGACATGCAACCAGATGGGAGACGCTAATGTCTAGAGGTTTAGTACAACCGCAATTTCCAAATCCGCCAAAAGAGTATAATGAAAATTATATGGCGGAAGTTGTACGGTCTTTTTCGGTATTATTGCAACAAATCAATAACCCCGGACCGTGGCGAGCTACTAATATAACCTTAACAAACTTGCAAACAGACGACCAAGGGTTAGAATTAGGTGCCCTGTTTCAACAAGACGGCGATGTTAAAATAACTATTCTGTATAAGCCTCATCCTAGGGGTAATACAGCAACTGGAGCGGTAGGTTCAACTACCGTGATAATTTCATGAGTGAAGATACGGTTTTTTGTAACAATTGTAGTTGTGTTTTTATCCAAAACCCGGCTTTATCGTCTTATCAAACCGAGAAATGTCCTGAATGTGGCAACTCTTGGACGGGTGAAGAAAAACGAAGTACAATGATTGAAGTTACAATGCCAACAGCTTTGTCAGGTGGAGCAGGATAATGGGTCAAACAGCATTAAAAGAAGAAGAACTTTTAGAACTTGAGGAAGTCCCTGAAGGTGGTATTGGTGACTTTGCAATGTCTGACGAAGAATTTTCGGTCTTAGAGAAAGAAGAGGCTGAAAGCCAAGTTGGAACTGAAGGTATTGGTAATGTCTTAGAGTTTACAGGCGTTTCTAAAAGAATGGCTTCTTTAGGCCGGTATGGCGATGACATGGTTGTCCACGTCGAAACCGGAGAACTTGTTGTACCTCGCCGTTTGATTGAACAAAGCCCCGAATTAAAAGAATCTATCTTTAAACATTTGCGTGAGCAGGGCATTACTGACCCTGAGCGTTATGTTGTAGGGTCTAGTGAAAACAGTATTAACCCTGACACGGGTCTAATGGAGTTTGGTTTCTTCTCTAAACTGTTTAAAAGCGTTAAAAAAGTATTTAAGAAAGTTGGTAAGGCTCTGAAGAAAGTTGCCGGT